GTGCTTCGTCCGTCAGGTAGCGGGCGGCGTTGCGGATGATCTTGGCCTGCGACTTGCTCTCTTCCAGCACACCCTCGCCGAAGCCCTTCATAGTCATTACGCCGACATCGTCGCGGAACACCTGAGAGGGCGACTTGATCTTCAGTTCGCTCTTGGCAGCATTGACCGCAGCCCGGGCAGCAGAGCGCATTGCGGAAATCACGCCGCTTCGGCCCGCGTTAATACCGGCCTTGAGACCGGCCATCGCATTAACACCCGCGCTACGCAGGGTGGTGGCGGTCAGGTTGGTGTTGACCGCGCTCTGCACATTGCTGCTCACCTGACTGCCTGTGGTGGTGAAGCTGTAGCCTGTCATGGCAGCAGCCAGACCGCCCATGATGGTTTCACCGTTCCCGGAGAGCAAGCCCTCAACCAGCGCAAGCGTCATGGCATTTTCGAGGTTCCCGGCAATGGACGCAGCATCCGTGGAGAAGTCATACGCCGCTGCACCTGCGCCGATACCCGCCGAGGTATAGTCACCAATCGGCATCATGCGCGTGGAAGGACTCTGAATACCCAGCGCCATGTTCAGCGCCGATTCAAGGTTGGACGCGACCGTTTCCGCATCGCTGTCCCACCCGGCATCCGTCATGCCTTGCGCCACACCCTCGCGGATGTGAGCACCGGTCTCAGTGGTATCCAGCCCGTTCAGGAACGTAACGATGGCCTGCAGGTTCTCTATGTCCTCCTGCGAGACCTCCTGTCCCTGCTGGATGGCAGAGACCATTTCGCCGACGTAGGCAGAAAGCTCTGCTACGGTTTCGGCGTTGAAATCGTTCCGCATGCTCTGATCCAGCACACCGTGATTGGTGCTTTCGCCGCGCAGGGATGCCCAGAACTTCTGCCAGCCGTTATAGTCCAGCGTTTTGGTGTAGGAGTTGATTCGGCTGACAGCGGAACCGATCATATCCATTGTGGTGGCAGGCATGATACCCGCCCACATACCGGCAGTCGTGACGCCCAGCTGATCCACCTCATCCACCAGCGGGGATATGGCATCGATGGCCTCCTGCGTGCCGGTGACCTGCGGAGAGATCAGGATGTGCATTGTGCCGTCCTCGGACATCGTGGCGATGGTATCCGGGGTCAGCGCCCCTTCCGGTACAGCGGTAACAGGAATTTCGATGCCGTCCTGCCAGTATTTAATCTTACCATCGGCAGAGAGCGATGCAAGATCGGCATCGGAAATTTCACCCAGCCTGACAGGCACATCAACAGCAAAGCCGCTGTTCTCCTGAAAGTCCTTATAGGTCAGGTACTCATAGCCGGTGATCTGCACCTTGGTGGTGATGATCGGCGGCGTTACGCCTTCAGCATTCACATAGGACGTGATCTGTGCCACAACCTCTGCTTTGAGGGCTGTCTTGTCACAGTTGGTGGCCTCCGCATAGGCATTGACCATTGCGTCCACCTGCGCATCCGTTACCTTGGACATATCCACATTCTCAGAAAGCAGGTATTCCGTGACGATGGCGGCGATATCCGTCGGCGTAAGCGCCGTGGTCAGCGCACCGCCGGTGATTTCCTGATAAGCCATGACGAAGGCCGTTACACCTTCGGGCGCAAGCCCGGAAAGGTCAACGCCTTCCTTTTCTGCGTAGTCGGAGACATACGCAACGATGTCGGCAGGCTTGAGCAGGGAGACATCTGCGCCCTCTGCCAGTTCCTGATACCCAGCCACCAAGCAGGTGGCGATTTCAGGTGTCAACCCGGTCACATCTGCGCCATTGGTGATCTCAGCATACTTTTCGACGTAGGCAATCAGCCCTGTCGGCGTAAGCGCTGCGGTGGAGGCACCTTCGGGGACTTCGGTATAAGAGGAAACAAAGGCATCCACGGTGGGCTGCACTCTGACAGTTTCCTCATTTTCCTGATAACCGGCAATGATCGCTTCGGTTGTGATTGCGCCGGGGTTGGCAGCAAACTCATTCCAGCGCGTCTGCGCTCCCGTCATATCAAGGTCGGTGGCGATTTTGAGCGCTTCCTCCGGGAGTGCTTCGGAGAACATAGAAGCCAAGCCGGGCAGTTCCAGCTTGTGTGTATCAAGATAATCCTGTACAGAAGCCAGCTGCTCCATTGCGCCGGACACATCAATTTCCGGGAACATGGCTTCGACTTCCGTTTCCGTCAGTCCGCTGTCCAGCAAGCTCTGAATCTGTGTCAGCAGGCCGATATATTCGACGAGAGAATCCTCGTCCATGCTGGCAGTGAGCTCGTTGAGATCGGCCAGCAAACCGGGCTTTTCAGTTTCAGAAGCCATGCTGTACTCGCGCAGCTTCTGGTTCAGGGTATCAATATCCGCAGCCGCCTGCTGGATGTTTTCCTGTTCCCACACGGGGAGGACGATATCCTGCAGGAGCGCTGCATACTCCAGCGCAGCCTGCCTGCGTTCGGCATTATAGCGCTGATTCAGGTCGGCCAGCGCGGCTTCCCGTTCAGCGCTGTCGGAGATCAGCTGGATGAGCGCATACTCTTTATCGTAGTTCGCATCAATCTGCTCGTTGATCGCCGCCAAGCCCTGTGCCGCTGCAACGACAGCGTTTTCATACACGGTAACGTCGGCGTTACTCTGCCCACGCGCCTGCGCACGGGCAATCTCGGCTTCCAGCTTCTGTCGAATGGTTTCAAAGCCCTCGGTGTCGCCGGTAGCGGGCACAAGGTTGTACCTAACCTGAATAGCCTCCCGAGTATCGATCAGCTCCTGCAGACGGATCTGATCCTCCTCGGTGAACAGCCTGCTTTGCCGCTTTTTGAGCAGCTTGGCAATTTCATCATCGATGCTGTCCAGCGTAGCAAGGTCAGCTTCCATCTGTTCGGCAAGGCCGGTGTAACCACGCTCGTCGGCAGTGAGTTTCATTTCGGACAGCGCCGTGCGAATTTCTTCCGTGCCCGCCTTGAAGGATTCCGTCCATTCGTCCACGATGGCGTTGGTTTCCCGCTTTCCGTCCGTCCAGACGGTCAAAAGCCCTGCAAGCCAGTTGGCTCCGCTCTGGGCAATATCTGTGCCAGCGGACTTGAAATCGTCAGCGGTCATACCGAAGAAGGACAGTCCCGCGCCACTCTGATTGTAAAAGGTCTCTGCGGCGGTGTCCTTCCAGTTTTCTGCGGTTTCAGCCATACCCTCGAGGGCTTCTCGTGCCTGCTTTGCGCCCGACACATAGTCAGCCAGCGCAACGGTGCCAACAACTACTGCTGCTGCGACCGCCAGCCATACGGAGGGCGACTTGCCCAGAACGGACATAAAACCGCTGAAGCCGCCGCCAGCTTTGCCAACAGCTGTGGCAAACTTGCCGATACCGCCAGAAACAACAGAGATGCCTTTGGTCAGCTTTGATACCGCCAAGAGCGCCGGGCCGATGGAAGCCACAAACGCCGCCGTCTGAATGACCTGCTGGCGCTCGGCTTCATCCATCTCCATGAACTTATCCATCAGATCATCCACGCCATCGATCAGGCTGTGAATGGTGGGATTCAGGTCATCGCCCAACTGCTGGGCAAAGAGGACGGACTTGTTTTTCAGGTTGATGAGCTTGCTTTCCGTGGTGGCGTAGCGCTTACCTGCTTCTTCTGCAAGTGCGGTATTCTCAGCCCACGCCTTATTTGCTGTCTTCTGCGCAGAAGCAAAAAGCTCCGTCGCGTTGACGGAGCGCAGGAGTGTATCGCGCAGGCGTACTTCGGAGATCCCGATCTCGTTCAGGACAGCGATGGCGCTCATGCCTTCGTCATCCATCTGTGCCAGTCCCTCGATGAAGGCTTGGAACATGGCAGCGGGATCTGCTTCCCACATACGAACAAACTGTTCTTCGGTTACGCCGCAGATCGAGGCAAAGTCGGTCAACGCTTCACCACCGGTGGCAGCGGCAACCTCCATTTTGACCAGCGCCTTGGACAGCGCGGAACCACCCATCTGCGCCTCAATGCCAACAGAAGACAGCGCCGTTGCAAAGCCCAGAATCTGTGCTTCGGACAGGCCGACCTGCTTGCCTGCACCCGCAAGGCGCAGTGCCATTTCCATGATGGCCGATTCTGTAGTGGCAAAGTTGTTGCCCAGATCGACCAGCGTGGAACCGAGGTTTTCGAACAGCCCCTGATCCATGTCCATGATATTGGCGAACTTCGCCAGCGTGGAACCGGCTTCCTCGGCGACAATATCGGTGGTGTTGCCAAGGTCGATCATAACGCGGGTAAAGTCCTCCAGTGCATCGGTGCGAATGCCCAACTGACCGGCATTGGCCATAACGTTGGAGATTTCGGTGGTATCGGCAGCAATCTCGGTGGACATGCGCTTGACGGTTGCTTCCAGCTGGGCAAACTCCGTCTCGGTGGCATCCACCGTTTTTCGGACGCCTGTAAAAGCCGATTCAAATTCGATGCTGGACTTCATTGCCGCCGTGCCCAAGGCCACAACCGGCGCAGTCACATAGGTAGAAAGCGTGCGCCCGATTGCCCCCGTGGTCTTGCTGACAGAATCACAGCTTTTGGAAAACTCCGTCAGGGATTTTCCCGCCGCCGTCCAAAGGGACTTGGCGGTATCCAGCTGCTGATTGGTTTCACGGATGGCAGCTTCGATTTCCTTGACTGCCGCCTGCGCATTGGTCAGTGCGGTTTCGGCATCCGTAACAGCGTCGGTGGCCTCCTGTATCTTTTCAGGATCATTGGCCTGCTGGGCTGCGAGGAGCTGTTCTTTTGCAGCCCGGAGCTTTTCTTCGTATCGGGCGACCGTCTGCTGCTGCAGGGTCAGCTTTTCATTCAGCATGACCAGCTTGGCAGAGAGCGCACCGGCGTTGGTATCCACGTCCTTGATGCCAGCAGCCGCCAGACGGAAGCGGCTCTGTGCCAGCTGCATCTGCTTGCCAAGGGACGTAACGGCGGTATCTGCCGCCTTCATCTGATCGCCTGCGGCCTTCCAATTTGTCTGGGACAGGCGCAGGGCGTCATTGCAGCCATCGATGGCTTTTTCGGTTTCTTTGACCGATGCCTGTGCTTTGTTCAGCTGTGTCTGCTGGGTTGATACGGCATCTGCAGCATTTTGTGTTGCTTTACGCAGGGCGTCCTGCTGTCCAGCCAGCTTATTGACATCGGCAGTAGCGGCTTCATATTCCTGCTGGGCAGCTTCCATGTTCGCCTTGGCGGCGATGGTCGCAGAGTCGCTTTCGCCCAAGCTGTCCCGATATCGCTCATATGCACTGGTGGCGGTTGTCACCTCGTCTCGCAGCGCACTCTGCCGCTGACGCGCCTGTTCCAGCCGCTGGGCATAATCCGTCTGTCGGTTATAGCATTCAGTCAGCTTGGAGGTGGCCTGTGCCAGCGCACGTTCATACTGCGTGACCACATCCTTCTGCAGGGACAGTCGGCGTTCAAGCGTAGACAGCTTGGCAGTCAGCCCTTCAGTGGTGTTCTCAAAGCCCTCCACACCGGCAGCTGCCAGCTTGAAATAGGACTCCGCTTCCTGTATCTGCTTGTTGACCGACTTGATGTTGCGGGTGAAGTTTTCGGTATTCAGGGAAAGCGACACAACGAGGTCGCGGAGGGATTCAGCCATGAGAGTTCACTTCCTTTATTTGGGCTTGACGCTGGGCCACACTGTATCAATGAATCCGGGCTTCGGCTCGGATTTCTTTTTGTTTTTGCGAGCATTCCACGCCCGTACACGCAAAAAGCCGAGAAGATCGGTCTGATCTATCTCGGCCATGCGCCACCCGCCTTCCAGCAGGGAGTTATATGTGCTGTAAATGAAGTCCGGCAGCGTCAGGATGCCGCTTCCGTCGGCTGTGCCTGCGCTGCTTTCGTAGGGAACTCGTCCAGAATCTCCGTGGTCTGCGTCTGCACTGCCATGAGCGCCAGCGCGATATCGTGCATCAGGCGATCCACCGGATATCCGTCCAGGACTTCGTCCGGAGTAAACTGATTGCCAAACAAGATGCAGAACCAGCGGATCATCACATCCATCGCATCCGCAATATTCAGCGTTTCCCCTTCGGGAAGCGTTTCGCCCTTGACTGCCGCATTGGACAGGGAGACGATTCGGGCATACATTTTAGCGGCAGGCTCCATCTCTCGAAGGGCTCTGCCGCTTACGAAGTCAACCGTATATTTCTGTTTTCCAAGGGTACAGGTAATCATATAGACCTCCTCATACATCCAGTCCGAGTAGACCGCGAATGGTGCGCTTGCTGCCCAGCATCGAGCAGTCCTCCAGCAGGGACTTGTCGTTCAGGTAGTGTTCCAGTGTGGCGCGGGCTTTGCAGATGGTATCGTCATCCAGCTTATTGGCATCCGCAAAATAGCCGTGCCGCAGGAATGTGGTGGGATTCATGGAAAAGTGTACCGGTTCCTCCGGATGAATATTGCTCATGGCAAACAGGCCATTCTCCAGCTCGAAGATGGCGTTCCAGTCCCGGATGCCGGATACAACGCGCTTGATGTTCATA